TTAGAAATTCATCATAATTCAATGTCTTTCTCCTTTCTGTTTATTTCTCTTTTATTGTAACACATAAAAATAAAATTATTTTTTCCATTTATCAGAAATAATTTTAGGGCAAGCATGTTCCCAATTTATTTTATGGTGTATTCTATAATTGTGCCAACCCATAATATGAATACAAGCAAAACTTGGACAGCACATCACAGTATAAAAAGATTTAATGTATGTCCCTTCCCCTTTATACATATCTGTCATACCGCCACTAACCTGTTGAGTCTCCGGCTGATTAACACATACATATGGCAATGTTATATAGACTTTTCCGCGTGAACCCTCCAATGTATAGGTATTAACGTCATCATTCATTCTACCATTAAATATGAATCTTTTTGAAACATCACAAATCCAACTATTCATACACTTACGTTTATACCCATTACTCATTAGTTGACAAGCATAACCACCAATATAATCTCCAGCTTGTGCAAATGCTACTGAATATATATTTGGGTTTGTATTCATAAAATCAATGTATGTTTCAAAAATAAGGTCAAGATTTTTGTGATTAAATACCGGTAATTTGTCTTCAACCGGCTTTCGTATGGTTATGTCTAAATAATCATCATCTAACTCACAAAAATATCTTATTCCTAACTCCTCAGCAATATCAAAACACGCATTTCTAGCGTACACTGCGCATCCACGATTTTCACTAGAGTCCATAGTATCAAATTTTTGTAGAACATCTAATTTATTAAAGACCTTTACAATGTCCTCGCCATATATATTCCTATATTCCTGCAATGTTTTATCCTCGTCATCACAGATTATATATATAGCACCAGTGTAGCCGTACTTCCTTAAAGTGCTAAATGTGGGTGTATTATTTGGTCTACCATGACAAAGGATAAAACATGCAAAATCACTTCTCATTAGATTCCTCCTTTACTTTTTTAGAATCTTCAATAATCTGCTGAATACGCTTATTATATTTAACATATCCATTTTTTATAGCATCATCAATATCAATAATCACAAGTGCTGATTCCTCCATAAGTTCCTGCATTTCTTTGCTAGCACTAGCATAATACTCTGCTATTCTACTATAGTTAAATACATAATGTCTATACGCTGCTATTGTCAAAAACTTCTTTTCATTCTCTGATACACCGGACTTTTTGATATGGTCTAATAATTTAATTACTTTTTCATTTGAATATAGTTCTTCTATGAACGGTCTGTCTCCCTTTACTTCATATTGAGGTATTGATATAGCTCTCGAATATTTAGTGTCTCCCTCCATATAATCTTTTTTATTCACTTTTATAAGTGCCACTTTACATGCTCCTTTCTATAATTTCCATTATTTCATTTGCAAAATTGTCAGAGTAACAAAACAGCGTCTTAAATTTTCCATTGTTTATTTTCTTACTTTCATCTGTAAGTTGTTCTTTTGTATAAACAACTATCTTTTTGTGCTTCAAACATACCTCTGCAATATGCTTATTTTCCATTTTAATATTCAAGTTTTGAATTCTTCCTGAATATATTTTTATATTGTAGCCCTTTGATTTAATTGCACTAGACATAATCTCAATCTTCTCAATGACATCAACTTTCTCAGTGTTAGATTTTTTAACTTCATCTTTTGTAGGCTCATTTACTTCTTTTGTGGGCTGGACTTCGTCTAAAAATTTCCAGCTTTTCGTAAATGAAGCTAATTTATAATTTACCTGCTTGCCAGCATTCTTCCCACCCGCAAATTCAACAGTAATTTTATTTTCTGCATCATTCTGACCTATAACATTTACTATTATGCCACTCTTTCTATTTTTATATCTTTTCATGTTATGTACCTCCTTATTTGCTTTGTTTCTTAACTTTGATTATATTGTAACACATAAAAGTATAGATGTCAATAGGTTTTTCAAATTTGCTTAATTTATTTCCACGCTTTCTCCATACCAGTTTCTAGTTATTTCACAATCCACTTTCATAGGAATATCAATCTTTCCTTTTGGGGCATCTATCATTAGTTGCGCTAATCTTTCACTTGCTTTCTTTGCGTTCTCAATCGGGCATTCCCCTATAAATTCATCATGCACACATATAAGCAAATGAAAATCTAACTCTTTCATAATTTCATCATTGTTAATGTGTATCATTGCAAGCTTAGCCATATCCGCCGCCCCACCTTGAATAACACTATTTACACATTGCCTTTCCGCTTGTGCTATTTTATTTGTGTTATAAGTTACTGATATTCCTTGGTCCTGTAAATCATTTCCTACTTTTATTCTTTCTTTGTAAAATCTGCATTTATCAAGTTTCTTTGTATATTCCTTTTTTATTCTTTCCGGAACTTCTGTTGATACATCACTTCCAAAAGCTAATGGGTCAAAGTTAGTCACTTTTCCATCATACTTAAAAATATAAGATTCAAGTTGCATATCTTTCAAATGTCTACGTCTGCCCCAAGGAGTTTCTACATAGCCGTGTTCTCTAGCTTTTTTCTGTGTATCATGCATGAACTTTTCAAGCATTGGAAAACTTTCCATTACTTTGTCGTATACGGCTTGTGCCTTTTGTGTTGATATTCCTAAATCTTCACCGATTGCTGGAATACCTTTTCCGTAAGTGACGCCTAAAACTATAGCCTTTGCTTGACTTCTTCTTTCCTTGCCCTCTGGATTTACTGTTCCATCTTCTCTGAACTCTTTACATTCTTCATAAGGCTTATCAAATGCCAATGAAGCAATCGTGGCATATATATCTTTTCCTTGATGATATGATTCTTTCATCTTTTCGTCATTGGAGCAATGAGCAGTCAATCGTGGCTCCTGCTGACTGTAATCTCCGCCGATTAAAACATATCCATCCTGTGCCTTAAACATATGACGGATTTCTTTGTTATGAGACGGGATATTCTGCAAGTTCGGGTCACTACTTGAAAATCTTCCCGTTTTAGCTCCATACTGATTATAACTTGCATGAATACGACCATCAGCTAAAGCAATTTTCGGCATTTTATCAATGTACGTTCCCAACAGCTTCTCAACATTTCTTATACCCAATATCGCTTCGCATAAGTTTTTTTCCTTTCCTTGTGCAAAATATTTGAGAATATCCTCACCGGTACCTCGTGGTGATTTTTTATTCGGACTTGTCAATCCTAAAATATCATAAAAAAGAACTGCTAACTGCATCGGGCTACGCAAAGATATCGGGTCAGATAACTTATTATTCGGATGTTCCATCTTATAATTCTCAATTTCCGTCGCATACATACTAAGAGCATCATCTGCTTGTTTCTGTCGTTCTTCCTTAATCTTATGATATTTTTCATGTAGATTTTTACAAACATCAAAATCCAAGCATACACCTCTATCTTCCATATCCGCCACAACTGGAATAAGTGGCATCTCAATATTCCAGAATACATTATAAGGTCCGGATAGAACCTTTCGATTTAGTAATGTTTTTTGATACATATAAAGTTCATATGTCTTAATTGCGTCACCTGCGGCGTATAAATAACTAGTTGAAATTGGAATATTATCAAATGTTATACCATTAAACAAGGAATCAAATGTCAAAGATTCTGTATCCTTGCTATCACAATACTTCAAATGTAAATCTTTCAACCGGTGGCTTTCTTCCTCATCAATGCAATATGCCGCCAACATGGTATCCCAATAAGGCTTGAAATCAATTCCAAGTGTCTTTCGACAGACACGTATATCATATTTTGCATTATGAAAAATCCATCTTATATCTTTATGAAACTCTTTCATAATCTTTGAAACTGTCTGTTCGTCTAACTGGTCTTTAGTTCTTACACCTGTAATATACGATTTATGATTTATTGGAATATAAGCAGCTTTTTGTCCGGGTGCATAAATACATCCACCAACTATATCTACAAGTAACGGATTTAAACCTGTGGTCTCTGTATCAAGTGCACCTTCCCCAACTTGCTTCATTTCCTTCATATATTCGTATAACTGATCTGGCTCTCGGATAAGAATATAATCATCCTTGTGTATTGCTAACTTTTGATTAGCAATAGCAACGATAGATTGTATCTGAGCGGCTAGATTATTTCCGCCGCCCTTAATACTTGTTCTATTTGTTACTGTTTTTGATTTCTTGATTATATTCTTATCATTGCTTTTTGGTCTTGCAAATGATAATGCCATATGATCCTCCTCTTATTTGTTTGTTGTTCGATTAAACAGCTTATCAAAAAAAGATTTCTGTTCTTTCTTGACGGACTTCACTTTTGCTTTTCTTTCAAAGTCCGAAAAATCAGCATTCTTTTGATAACTTCTGTGGCTTCTTTCTCTATGCTTATTCTTTGTTGCCATATAATCCTCCTTTTAATCCCACATAATATGAACTCCATACTGAACAGCCGCTTCATGTTCAATTCTGCATCCTCTATAATTTTTCCAACCCTCTGCAAAGTATGCAATGTCAGCAGTTGAAAGTAATTCCAAAGACT